GGAATTGATAACAGTAGGACCAAATACATCACGAACTGGCTGAACAACGTTTTCAAATAATGCAACAGCCGCATCCATGTGTTCTCCCTGTGGAGTATTGTCAATACCTTTACGTTCTGCAGTTTGAGATTTAGTAAATTCTGCGAGACTAAAATTCTTACTTAACTTCATATATTCTCCTATAGAAAGGAGCCCCGAAGGACTCCTCGTTTAATTATCCAAAGAACTCATTATATTCTTCTTCGGTATAAGGCCACATAGCTTAGTCCTTCTTTGAAACAAAGGAATACATTTCCTTGGCCTTTTCCATCAACTCTTCCATAGAATATGGATTAAGAGCTTTTTGCATTTCTTCGGCAGTTGCTTTATTTTGCTCTACCAATTGGCGAGTAAACTCAACATTCATGTGCCATGCCTGGTCCATATAGTCTTTGGCCATAGCAAGCATTTCTGCACGAATTTCAAATGGATTTTTGTTCGACATAATTATATTTCCTGTGTGTGTATGTGTCCAATACGGACTTATATTTTGCGTGAGCATCTCCAACACTAGTTAGCGCAATCATCATTGCGAGTGTTACTAGATTGAATTACTCACGCTCCTTTATTGGCTTCTTATCAAGTCCTACTGGATTTTCTTCATCCAGGAGATGCATGGTAAGTTCGCCAACCGACCAGTTTCTAAAGTCTCTGTTATGAGTCTTAAGATACTGTGCAGTTTCCATTGCCACTTTCATACGGCGCGCTTCAATGATAGCGTTACCGAAGTTGACAAAGAATTTAATTACCGGATTAATTACTTTCTTCAGTGAGAAAGTGGGCCTCCGGAACGGTACTGTTTGTGTTGTCATGTGTGACACCTCGTAAGTTTGAATTAATATCGATTTTACGAGGACGCATTTCTTCTGGGACGACTACTTCCAATTTAATGGCAAGGATGCCGTCTTCTAGATCTGCTCCATTTACCTGAACATATTCAGACAAGCGGAATGTTTTATCAAACTTCTTGGCAGAAATACCCTTATGGATATAATCTCTACCACGATTTTGATGTTTACCACTCACTCTCAATGAGCGATCCTTGACCTCAATCTCTAACTCGTCACGTGCAAATCCGGCGACTGCCAGTTCAATCAAATAGTTAGTAGCGTCGACCTTGACGATGTTATGAGGTGGATAGTTATCGTTTGCATGGCGTGCGACTCGATCAAGTTCATCGAACAAATGATCGAAACCTACAAACGCTGAGCGTGGAAAAAGTGAATGTACACCTTGTGCTGTCATGATTGACCTCCTATTAAAGCAAGGTTATGTTAGGACCGGAACCATTCCGCATCCGTTATTATATATACAAGAACTTATAAAGTTCAAGCATATATTTAAATTTTTTTGGCTGATGAATAGGATCAGGCAGACTTCCGAAGATCTGTATCATTCTTTCCAGGTGCTTTTGTATTTCGTTCGTGCTCATCAGCGCATTTTGTACTACAATAAACGATCCATGCGTGGTCTAAAACTTGTCTAAATTCTTTACCACAATTTATACATTCTTGTTTTTTATAGTTCATTTATTTCCTATGTTGTATTTTGGACAGAGTTCCCATTGATCTTTATCTTTGAAAGAAATAATTTTAATTTGTCTTAATGGTGCAAGTGGCTTGGCTGATTCAGTACTTTCGATTGATATTAAACCCCAGTCACTCATGAGAGTAGCAATGGTATTTCTACGTGCAACATCATTTTCTTCTAGATTTGATTTTTTACCATCTAATAGAAAAAGTTCTTTAAAATGCACGATAAAGTATCTACCTTGCTTATGTAAAATATGACATGATTGAAATAGCTTTTTGTCTTTTCTAGATGCTACTCCAATTCGAGTAAGCGTTTCTTTTACTTTCAAAAAATCATCAGGTTCATTCAGTGTCACCTCAAGCATCTTGCTCGGATTCCATTCTATGAGATTATTTTCTTCCACCTTTGTATACCTTCTTATGTAATTCATTCAACTGGTCGGTGGAAATTATATTGAGAACTTGTAAGGCTTTCTCTTCGTTATAGCCATAATATTCTTTAATAACTTCCACGTCACTGTTATTTTTCTTTTTGTCCCATTTTGAAAAGCGTTTCCGCTTACGAATTATATTTATAAGAAAATCAAATTGTAGACGTGAATCTACTTGATGATGGATATTCATCTCATTAGCAGCTAAAACAGTATCTGGAAAATAAGAAAGAGATCTATTTACCATAAAACTATTGTAAGCTTTTTCCGTGATGTCATCAACCATGACATCTTTTTTAGTTGTATTAATTGCATTTAAATAATCAAACGGGCTCATACAAACTCCACGTTTGCCATTATTTCAGTCATACAAGCCACAATATTAAGTTCATGGTCTGCAACAAATGCATTTTTATATTGATAGTCTGCGAGGATCAGGACGAGCTGAGGGATTGACTCGGGCCTGACCTTTTCGTTCATACGATCATAGACCGCACGAAAGATAGCCGTCGCATCGGCATCAACATTTTGCGCTACCCATGAGCGCATCTTCTTGAAGTCTTTTGATTTTAGACAACTGAAGAGGTTATCATAGGAATCAGTGTTAGTGCTGCTACTGTTCCCAATAATCCCCACCATAGAATGTCGCTGAAGTTCATTTAATATCCTCCTCCAGTCTGGAGCATGTTTCATAATTAAGTCAGCCACTGCCATTTGATCGTAACTAACACCTTCTTCCTCTAAGATAGAAGTTGCACGTTTCATAAATTGTGCCGCAAGTCCTGCGAGATCTTTTTTAGTGGTGTTGAACTCGTATACACCGCATCGAGAATGCAACGGTTCGATGATCCGATTTTTAAAATTACATGTTAAAATGAATCGACAGTTATTGGCAAATTCTTCAATGAATCCACGTAAAGCTGGTTGAGTTGATTGTGCGTTGAGATAGTCAGCCTCATCAAGGATAACAACTTTATATCCGCCTTGTAAAGAAACTGTAGAAGCAAACTGTTTAATTTTTGTACGTAGTGTATCAATATTACCAGATTCAGATGCGTTGATAATAATCCAATCAAGGTCGAGCTCATTACATAGAGCCTTTGCAACTGTAGTCTTACCAAGACCAGCAGTTCCACTCAATAACATATTAGGTAATTCGCCACCATCAACGATTTTTTGAAAGGTGTTTTTCAGAGTATCTGGTAAGATACATTCAGAAATAGTTTGTGGCCGATACTTCTCGACCCATAAAAATTCTTGCATTATATAATCTCTCAATCTGAAGGGGAAGGGGGCCGAAGCCCCCAATATTACTCGTCGTCTTCAACGTTTACAGCATCTTCTTGCTGCATTGACTCAACAAGTGATACTGCTTGGATACACTGGTCACGGAGTTGACCAATTGTAGAGAGTTCTTCACCCTTGAATCCACCACGTTGGGTAACAGCATCAACTACTGCGATCGTAGATCGAGCAATACGGTTAGCTAGTTCTACTAGCTGTTCTGTCTGATCAGACATATTTATACTCCTTAGTTATAATTTGAAGTTTTCTCAAGTGCAATCCAGTAATCTAGATTATACTCTTTATGTGAGAAGTTTGAAATAAGCTTATTTGAAATACTTACATCGTAATCACCGGGTAGAATCTTAAGATTCGCGATGCTTAGGATAAAGTTGAACGTAGCATTACCAAAATCACCATCAATGTCGATCGAATATTGATTTGAGGTTGAGTTTTGGCTTTCAACCACAGAAAGACTAAGTACTCCATCTTTGCCAGTAATGGAAACTTCACCATGCCCTAGTGCAGAAGCAGCTTTCTTTAAGCGATTGAGAGTATCATTGTCAAGTGTAAACTTAACCTCTGCTTCAGGCATTTTAATATCTTTTTGTGGAGTCGTCAAAGTTTCTTCTGGCGAGAAGAAATATTTGACTTTTGAACGACCAGTTGAGTCACCGACAGTGACATACTCGTCTTCAAATTTAAGGCGTGGAGTATCGACTAAGCCAAGTACTCCAATAAATTCATTGAGATCATAGATTCCAAAATCTTGAGGAAACTCTGCATCAACTACAGCTGTAGCTAGAACGTTACGTGCTTCAGAAATAGTTTTAATCGTATTTCCAGTACGAATCATAATATTCTGATTAATTGTTGAAAAGTTCTTAAGAACTTGCAGGGTGTTTTCACTTAATTCCATCATATGCTCCGTGATTAATATATGTTACATTATACCATAAGTTGTTCATTTTGTAAATCATTTTATACAACCATCTTACTAAAATTTTTGTCCTTCACGAATTCAATCTTCGATCTGAACTTACCATCTAAGATATCACCTTTATGTGATATTACAAAGACATTTGTATCACTTAAATGTGATAATATTTTTTGTAGATTCTCTACGCCGTCGACATCAAGTGAAGAATCAAATGTCTCATCAAGAATCAAAAGATTCGTAGAGATTGAGTTCTTCATCTTTGCGATCTGTCTCCATGTAAACAACAGAGATAAATCGATTCGTTGTTTCTCACCTTCTGAGAATGAGTCATATGTAAACTCATCACGGTGCCGAGATCGAATAGTTTCTTGGAAAGACTCATCTAGATCAAAGTGCACAAAGAAATCAAGGATCTGTAGATGCTGATTGACGAGCTTATTTATCACCGGCAAATACTGTTTGATAATCTTGGTCTTGATACCAGTATCTTTCAGCATTTCTCCAATGACTTCATTATACGATCTTTGCTCACTTAGAACCAGTCTCTGTTCCTGTAGTGAATCTTTTTGTTCGGCATAGGCTTCAAGAGTAGCCTCTGCTTCCGCCAGATCGGTACCTCCTGATTGCATTTTTCCCAACTCACTTCTCTTAGATGCCAGACTTTCTGAAATCTGTTGGAGCCGTTTGTTGTTAGATAGTAAGTTATGTTGCTTGTTCGTGATAACCGTCTGTACTTTAGTTGCGACTTCAATATCTGATCCAACTTTATTCGACTCTTCAGCGAGAGTGGATAGTTTTGAATTGATCGACTTGGCGGATGTGGAAGCTTCTGAGATCTTTTCCTGCCTGAGTTGATCACCGATATCTTGGGAACACGTCGGACAAGTGCTATTCCCTTCGAAAAATTTTGTTTCTTTAACGAGCTTTTTGATTTCTGATTTAAGTTCATGTTCATGCTCCTTAAGCGTTGAGTGCTTGGAGTTAAGCTTAGTAAGCTTAACTCCAAGCACTCAACGCTCAAGGAATACGAACATGAGCTTAAGTCAGAAATCAAAAAGCTCGTCAAAGAAACAAAGTTCTTCGAAGGGAATAGCACTTGCCCGACGTGTTCCCAAGATATTGGTGATGAACTCAG